CTAAGTCTGGCCCTGCTGTTGTAGCTTTTTTGAACAACAGTATTCATCGTCGTCACTTCCGTAGAGTAGCTTTAGATTCGAAACCAAAGAATTGGTCTCGTTTTTCTGAAGGTTCTCTAATGGGAGCGATTAGACTTTGAATTGACATGCTAGCAATAAGGTCAACGCTTCTGAAAATCAAATTTACAGAAGACTCAACCTTTTGCAGATTCCCCGGTTGGTTATAATAGTTAGATACTATTGGATAAAAGGTTTTTCCAACCTCATATCTTATAGGATCTAATACACAAATTGAGGACATAACCTGAGTTTGTAAACTTTCGATATCACATAAAATTTTTATGATAGTATCGGAGGTTACAATATCTCCCGTTATAGCCTTTAATTTGATTTCATGCGCAGATTGGTACTTTAGAACTCTCTTAAATTTCTTAGAGAGATCTAAAAGAGCTGGATCATAGTCACTACCAATGAATAGTTTATCAATCGATTTTAATCGTTTGATTTCCTTCTCATCAGTAATGGCTTGCATCAACCCTTCCTTTTCAATAGAAAAGTATTTTGGGATCCGAGGTACAGTCTTAAGATAATTAATATCTAAAACTGTTTCTCATTTCTCAAAAGCAGGGTTTTGAGCTCCCTCAATCGCGTATTGGAAATTCTGGTTAGCGATACAAAAGATTCTGAAGTTAGTTAATTCAAACTTCGCTCTCTTTAATGTATTTGCTACCAGATGTAGTTCCTTATAAGTAAAGAATACTAATTTTCTAAATAGTATATCTCTCTGATAAGGACCTAAGTAACTCTTAATTAAAAATAGAGTTACTAGTTCTCCTGGAGTGGTAGGAACAGTTTTAAGAAATTGGAATAATTTCATAGCTGTTGACTTACTACCCGGTCGAACTTTATAACCATATCCAAGTCATCGGATCATAGACAGGTCTGAAAGATTGTATTTTCGTTGAAGTTCTCTAACAGAAGAAACAGAGTCATGACTGGCTCTGGCTTCTTGTAAAGGAAAAGGACTTACGTCCTCTCCTTTATAAAGAGTTCTTTTTGCGAATTCAATCCCAAGGCCGTCTGGAGAAATTACGGATTTGGCAATCCCTAATTTAACTCCAAGTTGGTCCATGATCGTCTGATATTGGAGGGAAACGGATTTATTTCAAATAGCGATATCATCTCCTAATATTGCATAGGAAGTGAAAAGCTTAGATGAATCTAATCCCGCTTGTCAGGCAGCGCAGTTAACCAGGAAATGATGAGTAAGAGCAAGCATAGCTCAACTCGATAGGGCCCCCATAGGTTGACCTACAGAGTAACGAACGGATTCCCCGTAGCTGGATAGCTCGGGATAATCCTTTAGTAGCTTAGAGAAATCAAAATCTCTATCTACCATTAACGTTGCTCAGTGTGTCGCAAATTCATCTCCAAATATTTTGGATAGAAGTTTGCTTTGAACATATAGGGGTAATCTATCGGTCGCCGCGGAAAGATCTAATGAATCAAT